AGAAATTGCAACGCTTTTATCAACACCATCGCTAGTAAAGGTAATAGTGTCTACCTTAATTGTGCCGTACGTCATTTTGTTGTCTCTTTTTGTTTATTTTAGCGGAAAAAATTAAGGCAAAATAATTAACGGCCCTTGAATTACAAAGCCGCTTGCGCTACCGGAAACAACGCCAGAACACACAATGGCAGGCGTTGCACCAGATGGTGTGGTTATCCTAAGCGTGCTCCCAGTGATGTTTGTAAACGTACCGGTTGCACCAGTGACCGTTACACCAGAAACAGTTGTAAATGTTGCAGTTACACCTGTGGTTGTTGTTCCTGTTAATGAAGTAAATGTCCCGGTTGTTGCAGAGGTTGTAACCGATTGAACCGTAGTACCTGTAATTGTTGTGCCACTAAGGGTGCCAGTGATCTGGACACCAGAAGCAAAGAAACCAGAACCAAGAACGTTAAGGTTGCCTGATACTGTCGTGTTAGTAAAAGCAAGGTTAATTGCCGCAAGTGTTTGAAAAACACCTGTTGTTGCATTGACTGTTGTTCCTGTGTACGTCGTACCACTGAGATTGGTAAATACGCCAGACGTGCCTTGGATCGTATTACCAGTGATTGTGGCCCCAGAAACACTGGTAGTGAAAACGCCTGCGATACCGGTCAGATTCGTGAAGCTGCCAGTGTTTCCTGTGACAAGCAAACCGGAAACACGTGTGGTAAATGTACCGGTTGCTCCCGTCAGGGCAGTAAAGGTGCCGATGTTACCGGTAACGGTTGCGCCTGAAACTTGAGTGGTAAATGTCCCGGACGTACTCGTCAGGTTTGTAAAAACACCTGACACGCCGGTAACTGTGGTCGCCGATAACTGACTAGTAAAGACACCGGATACACCAGAGACAATTGTTGCAGCAACTGTGTTACCAGTGACTGTTGCACCAGAAACTGTGGTGAATGTACCGGATACACCAGTCAGTGTCGTGTATTGTCCGGTGTCACCAGTAATGACTGCACCCGAAAGAAACTGTGTAAAAACGCCAGAGATACCAGAGACGTTACCAAAAGCACCCGTATTACCTGTTACGGTTGCACCAGAAATCCTCGTTGTGAAAGTACCGGAAACACCGGTGATATTAGAAGCTTGTACCGTATCTCCGGTAATGGTTGCACCAGATAACTGTGTTGTAAAAACACCCGATACACCAGTGACACTTGTGAATTGTGCCGTAGATCCAGTTACTGTTGTTCCGGATAATGTTCCTGTGACCTGAACACCACTACTAAATTGAGCAGTACCAGTAACTGTTAAGCCACTAGCAACGGAAAGATTTCCGCTTACATTCAGGATCGGCGTACCAAGGACCTGGAACGTACCTGTGGTTGCTGCGACGGTAGTGCCAGTGATTGTGACACCGCTCAGATTTGTGAATACACCAGATGGCGAGCGGACAATACCACCTGTGATCGTGGCACCTGATAGGTTTTGATAAACGCCAGACGTAAAAGCACTTGTCGTACCTGTTGCGGTCGTAACCGTGGCAGTAACTGCGTTGACATTGGTGCCTTGTACGTTGGTTCCGGTAATGGTCAGACCACTGACGGTACCACTGACAACCGCATTGTTTTGAACTACAATTCCACTGAATGTGCTAGATCCAGAAGCTGTAATTGAATTGAATGAGCTAGTGCCAGAAACCGTTAAGTTCCCTGAAATTGTGACATTACCACTGAAGATTGCGCCACTAGCAGGTGCGTAATACTCATTGAGATATTCTTTGAATTGAGTAAAGGTAATTTTTTTGTTGCGTAAAGTGGGGTCAACCTCGAAGACATGGACGAGCGTTAGCAGGTCCTGTTCATCGATCTCGCCCCCACTGATGGCAGGGAATTCACTGATCCTACGGTTTGCCACCTACTAACTACGCAATTCCTTCTCTACATTATAGATCGGCTTATTTAGCGCACCTTAATCTCAACACGTGGTAAAACATTCGTTACAATGTTCCAGGACCATTGGATTCCTGTGACAATCCCACAAGAAAGCAAGATAACCAACAGGATTTCAGCGACTGTTAAATTACGTCGCACATAAACAACCTGAGGTTGCTGCTGTGGAATTGCTGCTTGCTGTGCAATGGTTTGTTGGATGGCAAGCTCACGTGCCCTAGCCTTCATCTGAGCAAGCATCTCAGGCGTGATCTGCCCTTCTAGTGTTTGGGGCATTGGCGGCTGACTAGGGGGAATCTGCTCTTCCATGGTCGCAAATTGTTTTCCCAAAGACTAACATATAAACAAAGGATGTGCAGTATGCAGTACGGACTACGCAAAAGCTTAGAAGATATTGCGTACGAGCTAAAAGGAATCAAGAATATCCTTGGTTCGATGTGGCACAGTCGTTATTCAACCGGAGAAACGGACGCATTAAATCCAGAGGCTTTTGCCGATGAGTACATCTCAACAGAAGAATGTGGTAAACGCCTGGGCGTCTCAGACCAAACCATCCGTAACTGGATTTCTATCGGAAGGAAAACCCCAGATAAAGGCTGGGTAGAAGGCATCCATTATGTCAATGTTTCTCCTGATGTACACCGCAAAGCAGTCCTCCGGATCCCTTGGAATCGACTGATCCAATCCTTTGCCAAGAACGAAAACCTTGATTTAAAAAATCTACGGGCACATTATGACCAATACAAAAACAATCGGGGCTTCCTTGAATAATGGCTCATCGTTTCCAGGGAATTGATCTTGGTTCTGTAACGGTTAAGAACCATGAGGAGATGCTGCCCGAATCGTTGATTAGGCAAGTGGAGATGTTCTTGCCACCCATTGGATCATTTGATGATGGCTGCCTGCGCAGGTACCTAGAAAACCTAAAAAACTACGAAGAAGAGGACGCCAACTCTGGTATGACGCTTGCCAATCGATTACGTCTTGCATTCCATGATCTGAACGCAGATACAATCTGCGGCAAATTCCCGCAAGCAGAACTGCCTTTGAAACGAAGGTTACGTTGCGTGGCTGAATACCTTATCCGTTCTGGAGAATTTGATAAGGTAAGGGATGAAAACGGAAAACTTGTTAAAAAACGTGGAGTACTAGGCAAATTGGTTGTACTGTACCAACCAACGCCTAAGCTCCTGGAATCATTACACCGCCAAGGATTGTTAAAAGATGGATCGACGTGAAAAACTGATTGCTTCTGTGATTGGACCAGAGCTTGACGAAAAAAAAGCCAAGATGCTTGATGCAACAATCAAGTTAATTCTTGGTGATATGGGCGAGCAATACTGCAAGATGTGGGAGATTGAAGGCCCAGGTGTCATGGTGTTCCAGCCACGCAACAAAAAACGCTCTATGTTCTTTTGGACTTTGAAAGAGCTCCATACAGCACAAGAAGATTGTGAGCGGAATAACGACGGTGATTTAGCCGAGACTTTTAGGCGCATCCTTGGAGCAGCACAGAAGATTGATCCAACGGAAAAAGCTGGTTATGTCATCAATGATGACGAAGGCATGCGTTATTTCGAGATTGATTACAACAAGACTGCAGAGTAATGGCTGAAAAAGGCGTACGTGGCGTTGCAGCTCGTAATGAAGGTGTCGAGCTAATCACCAATAAAGACTTGGTACTTGCTGCCAATGAACTGTTGGGTGGTATCACTCTTGATGTGGCTAGTTCCAAAGTTGCTAATGAGTATATCGAAGCAGAGAACTATTACACACCAACGGATGATGGGTTGAATGCACAACAATGGTACGGAAGTTGTTACCTGTTTCCACCAGCGGGTGCCTACTTTTGGGATCAAAAGCATGAAAAATGGAAGATGACAAGGGCTTCTTCGTTGACCCTAACATCGTCCCATGCCGTTTGGTTCCGCAGAATGTACCATGCATGGCTTTCAAAAGAAATAAAACAAGGTCTTTATTTCAGCAACTGCCCTGACATGATTCGTTACGAGCCTAAAATCTTTAAGTTCCCGATGTGCATTTTAAGAAGTGCACCTTACGTCATGTGCCACAAAGATGGAGAGGTAAACAGGAAACGCACATGCACCTCATTTCTTGTGTACCTGCCACCACAGGATTCTTCAGGTGATGCCGTGGATTCTTTCGTAAAAATTTATGGGGAGCGCGGACACCTTCTTGTGTAATCTCTGTAGACTGAAGGACGATTACAGGGATTTATGAGCGTCCTGGCCGACTGGGAGATCAAGCAACTGGCGGAAGACGACCAGATGATCGAACCCTTTGTGGATCATTTGATCAACAAAGAAGATGGACGCAAGCTTCTTAGCTATGGTCTTAGCTCTTACGGCTATGACATCCGTTTGTCTCCTGCACAATGCCTGATCTTTGGCAAGGTACAAGCTGGTGATTGTGATCCAAAGAACTTTGATCCTGACATCCTGAAGCCTGCAGATCTTCTGGAGGATGAATGCGGTCAGTATTTCTTACTTCCTCCGTATGGCTATTGTCTTGGCGTTGCTCAAGAACGTCTGAAGCTTCCTCGTGATGTCACCGTCGTTGCCGTTGGTAAATCTACTTACGCACGTTCAGGTATCTTGGTCAACATTACGCCAGCCGAAAGTGGATGGGAAGGTTACCTGACGCTTGAAATCAGTAATTGCACTGGGCTCTTCAATCGCATCTATGCAAATGAGGGGATCACACAACTGCTGTTCTATCGTGGTAATCCTTGTCATACCACGTACCAAGATCGGAAGGGTAAGTACCAAGACCAACCAAACAACGTGGTCTTTTCTCAGGTTTAACCAAAGGCTTTACCAAACTGCTCTTTCGGTTTACGGGCGTAACCAATAGATCCGGCACGCCCACCCGAATCACCTGCCGTTGCACTGGTTGGTTCACGCACTAAGTTGCGTTTTTGGTATTCACCAGCGGTTTTTGCGGCACGCATGAATTTAGCTACACGACCTTGCTGACGATTAACGGATGCAGTAGAGCCACGGGCATCTTCATCAATACGTCGCAAGTCAGTGTCATATGCCTGTTCCGGATTAAGATCTGATACCTCAGCTCCAGAAGTACCAGAGTCGACGCCTGGATCGTAAGTAGGTCTAAATTGGTTAGCCATCTTATCATTGTAAAAGGACTAAATCGATTAAAGCCGTGATGAATTCCGCTGCAGGTTTCTTAGACGCATTTGTACAAGACGAAGTGAAGTGTCGCTGTCTTGACGAAGAAGATTTTGGCGCACCCCTCGATAACGAGCAAAATGATGTACCATTGTATGACATGTACAATCGCGGTCTAGTAGCATGCGAGCAGGGGCTAGAAAGGAATCCGTTGAATCTCGAGGGACAACGGCCTGGAATGACGGGCTATATCCCCTCAATGGAGCAGGGTTTGGCGATGGGAGCATCTCCGAAACCAAGAACGCTGGTGTTGGAACTGGAGGAACCGGACGAGAAGGAACGGATGCTGTCAGCAAAACGTCGTGGTTTGCTCCGGTAGAAGAAGTGAGTGACTGCCCTGGGGGTGTTTGCCCAGTGCCCTGGGCCACCAAAGAAAAGCCTCCTGTGGTCCAAGAGGATGTGGTCAATCACCCCGCTCACTACACAGATGGCGGCATTGAGTGTATTGAAGCCATTGAAGCAGCTTTAACCGCCGAAGAATTCCGTGGTTACTGCAAAGGCAATAATTTAAAGTACACCTGGCGTGAACGCCACAAAGGCGGTACAGAATCACTGAAGAAAGCTCAGTGGTATCTGGACCGCCTCATTCAACTTGACGAAGCTCAGAAGGGCTGAAGTTCATCGTCATCATCCTCGTCGTCGTCTCGATATCCACAGGCGGCGGCGAGTTCTGCTAATTCGAGATCGGTTGGATGATCCCAGTCGATCTCAATGTTTTCTGACGCCATGATGTCTTTGATGGCATGCCACTCCATCAAACGTTGGTGGTAGAGACTTAACAAAGCAAAACGCAGCTCTTCCCAAGTCATCTCCTCGGACTGGAGTTCAGCTTTGCGCATGGCAAATTGAAGCTCAAGAGGAAGTTCAAACTCCCGTGGCTCGACCGAACGCTCCATTCCACTCTGCATTTGCTAGTTGCAATTATTCTAATGCTAGCCGTTAAATATCAGATCGACGGACTCATCGGCAAAGTCCTGCCATCGATCGTCATCAATACGAAAACTGTTGGCAAACTCAGACAGGATGTAAGGATTGATGCGTTCCTCCAGGGCACGGATTGCGCGTACTTCGTGAGGAGCAGCACTGTAATTACGGAAGGCGGTCAACAAGACTTCTGTTGATGCCCAAGGGCTGGTGTCTACATCACGGAGAAAAAGACCCATCTCTTCTCTCCTGCGTTCCAGGAGACCACCAACAACCTTATGGTTTTGGTCAAAGATCCAGCGGCTCATTTCCGTGGTGGCACTAGCAAAATCCTCTGCTTCCACATGATCAATGATGTGGCTGTACAAGAAGGACTCCCAACCAACGGAATGAATGAACGAGACTAGAGCCTGGCGCATGTTGTCGTCAAGCCCAAGGTTCTGCCGCTGGAGCTGGGACTCAATGACGCTGACCTCATGGAAGAGGTACTCAAGAGCTTTCTCCTGGCTGCAACGCTGACCTTGCTTGACGGGGGAACCATCGGGGTAGAACTGGGTTCCAAACCCGATGGTGTATGGCTCTGCGCCAGTGTGCGGATCTGCGTATGCCTTTTCGTTAAACCCTTCGTATTTACGAATTAGGTTAATAGCACGCGAAAAATCCGACATGGAGATAACTATTGTTATCTCCAATATACATAATTTTTATTTACCTTGGCCCCTAAGCTTTTTCTTGCCACGTCGTTGAGGGCGGCTGTTCTGGCCTTGGCCAATGGAGGTAGTCTTTGGTTTGCCCTCAATATGGAGTGTGGTGGACTTGGGTTTTGCCATGCTGGTAAGGAATCAGCCCATGCAGCTTAGCAAAAAAATTACCCCTTGGCTTTATCTACCACTTAACCTTGTGCGACCAGTACCTTGCTGACATCTTATCAGGGTTGGAATCCTGGGCGTTATGACGGGCGTAATAAGATTTCTTACGTGCTTTGTCCTTAGCTGTTGTTGGGTTTTTACCGGCACCTTCTACACCTTGCTGACCAAAACGAATGATCTTTTCTTTGCCGCCTTCACAGGCTTTGACCACGTGGCTTTTGGTGGGATGTCCAGGAGTCTTGCGTGGTTTATTGCACTCCATTGAGTCCTTATGTATCTTTGCTGCAGAAGCAGCCTTACGTGCTTTATCTGACATTTACTTAACCAAACAAGGATCCAAAGCCACCGCCTGATCCCATATTAAAATAGGAAGGCGCACCTTCATCTTCTTCATCTGGGAAGTAATCAAAAAAGCGTGAACGTGTGGGCGTATATGTTTCTTTTTTCTTTGTTGAATCATCTGCCATCATTTTATCTAGAGAGCCAATTGCGGCAAAAGGATCTGAAAAATTTGGCATACTAAATCCCAAAAGTTCTTGCGCTCCTTTTGCCGTACTTGCTTTACCTACATCCGATGCCGAAAGATTTTTATCTTCTTCAGTAGCATCTGGAAAAAACTCAGTGTAGAACTCTGATTCACTTCCGCTATAGCCCGCTTTCCGAAAAGTGTTGAATAATGCACTGCCACCTGTAGGTGCTTTCACTTTTTCATCCTCATCTCTCTGGATATAACCAAAACCTAATTTTTCTTGCGTTGGTTTGATCCGTTGTTCGTTTAGTTCCTTAATGCGCTCTCGAATATCAATGGCTTGATTAGTACGTAAGATACCCATCAAACCTTCTTTTACGTCTTCCGTTGGATCTGTATTTTCATCGATACCTAAATTATTGAGTTGTTTTTTTAAGTCCGCAGGTAGATCTGCAACATTTAAAGCATCAACAAATTCTTTTGCTTTTTGTTCTGCTGTAACAAAATCAAGAAATACAGGATTGCCAAACTCTGTTTTTTTATTTTGTAAAGCTTTAGCCAGATCCCCCTGGATAAAGTTGGCAAGATCTTGCCTGGTATAGGTATCGGCAACCGGATCATAGTTTTTGTCCTTACCAATTACTGAGTAATGTAAACGGGCAAAGTCATTTTTATTCTCTAGATCAATGCCATATTCATAAGCAAGTTGTGACCATGGCTTACCATCTTTTACTGTGGCATCACTATTGCGTGCGTCCCACGCGCTCTGGACCGATTGTTTTTGCTGTTCGTAAAGTGGCTTCTTGTTTGCAACATCTGTGCCACTCAGTAATTCTGGATTCCAATAAAAGTTAGGATCAAATTCTCTTTGAAGGGGTTGACCGCCTAACTGATTGATAAATGCTTGTGCTTGTTGCTTTGAAAAATCCTTAAGTGCACTAGATGCTAACTGCGTTTGCAAAACGTTTTGCTCATCTTCTTTGACGTCCATATAGCTGATGAATTCAGAAATGGACTTTGAGTTATCAAAACGAGGCTTTAAATAGTCCTGCACAAAAGACTGTGCAAATGCCTTGTCAACTTCATATGCTTCTTTTGCTTCTCCCGGTGTCGTGATCTGCGACATCTCTTCATATCGCTTGGAGAGAGTCTCGTCAAACCACTTTTGCCAATTGTATTGAACAGATGAGCCAATTCCAAGACTCTTGTCTAGGCTTTTTGAAAGGCCTTTATCAAGATCAGACTTAGAACCAAACCCAAGAAATCCCCCGGCACCCATGTCACCAAGAATCGCATTCTTGATGTCCTGTTTCATGTTATTAATATTGGGCACACCCATGCCCTGAAAAAGATCAGACATCTGCTGATCTTTCAGTGCTTTTGCATATTCATCCATTGTCTGCTTCAAGGCGTCTGCTGACATAGCGCCAAAGACTTGTTCCCCTTGCTTGTTAACAATGCCTTGTGTTGCAAGCTCAGCCAATGACTGAGGTTTATCTGTTGATGTACCAAGAAGCGTCTCTCTGAGTACTTGACGTTCTTGGTTGGTAGGAGCACGAAGGGTTTCTTGGTATTGCTCCAGGGCTCTTGGCTTGCCTAATTTACCGCTCGGTGCGCCAACAAAGGTGTAGTCGGCGTGAAGAAAAGAATCAAGATCCGAATATTTTTTTGTTACATCAATATCTGGAATCTTTGCACCGGCAAAAGAAACAGCTTTCGAGGCTTCATTCCACTTTGCGACTGAATCAGGTACCTGCTTTGAATAGAACTTTGCATCAAACTTATTTATGTCGACCCCTTGTTTGCTGGAATCCCAGGGTTTTAATCCTGTTGCCTTGACGTAAAAATCTTCAATCTCTTTTACAGTTACATTATCAATTGAATCTCTTGCGTTGCTGTTATTTTTTTGAAGTGCTTGATCAAGCGACTCCATCAAACTTTTGTAGTTTTCACCAGGGCCTTGGATAGCGTTTAAACGTTGCGCAATTGTATCTGCTGCTTCTACTACGTCAGCGGTTGCGTCACTTGGTAGTACAGGCCGCAGGGAACCATTGACAACATTAAAACGAATCATGACGCTTCTTTAAAATCTCTTAGATCAATGACCTTGGGATAGGACAAATCCATCCAGGCTTTAATTCTATCCAGCTTATCTTCTGAAAAGTACTCTTGTTGTTTGTACCAAGTCTCCATATCACTTGATGCTTTGTTTGCATTGCATTTTTTACAGGCTGGAACTAAGTTATGACGATTAGAGCAGCCAGATTTAAAGCGTGGAATAATGTGATCAAGGCTCGTGGCAGCCTCGCTGCAATAACCACATTTATGATCCCAGGCTTGATATATACTTTCTCTAAAACGTTTCTTGGCAAGCTTTGGTGTTAATTCAACTAGCAGGGCGAGGGGCTCGTGCTGGCTGCAAAACATGCTCTTCGATTGCCGTTAATTCATTCTAATTTCCCCATACAGTTTCATGGGCACAGCAAAGAGATAAAACTTTTCTTAAGGCCGTTGACGCCGCCTTGACTTGCGGTAAGTTGTGTGAGTAACGACTGCCAAACCAATGGCTAAGCACCCTGGCTGGGTCTCTGCTCAGCAACTTGAAGAACTCCTTGGAATCGACCGCAAGACGCTCTTCAAGTACCGCGACGACGGCACCCTGAAGCTGGGCCCACACTACGCCGCATTCCCGGAGACCCGGTCCAGGGATAGCTACCGTTGGAATGTATCTGCAGTCAGACGGCAACTTACAAAGAACGGCATGATGCCTGTTGCCGCATAACCACATCAAACGATGTGTGAAGGCTCTGCATTTTGCAGAGCTTTTTTATGGCGTGTAAGGTAGGCCATTTTTATCAAACATTGTGAAGTTTTGGATTTCAATGCGATCAGTTGCAAAGTTAAACAAACGTTGCAGCATTGGAAAGATCATTGGTGATTGACAGTTGTAAGGCGGTACATCCATTTTTGACAACGCTCTTTTTGTTTCATTGAATTCACGCAAGCTTTGTTGTTCTTTTTCTGATTTTGCTACAAGGGCTTGTTCCCAGGCCGTCATGCTTCCAATACCAACAGGAAAATCAGAAGGCTCTGGTGGAAACAATTGATCTTTAAATTTAAGCGCGTAGATATGTTTGCAGTATCGAAGCTCATCTAACAATGGCGTCCAACTATCATCCACTGCTGTGATTGTGATTTGTTCAATGGAGTCCGTATCGGTAAGCTGCGTTACAGACGAATAATCATTAAAGCCTGGAATTCCTTCTGACCTGGAACCTGCGACGGCAATATCACTTGTGCTCCTGGTGTAGGTGGAGCCAAACTCTCTGTAGACGCCAGGATTATCTCTTGCTGAATTGAAGCTTCCTACCGAATCATTTGTGACTTGATAACCAAGTTCAAATCCTTCCGGCGAAATAACTTCAAGAGATCTGTTTTGATCGTTGCGTGTCATTGCGTTGTTATCAAGGATGCCATCTCGTTTGGTTAATTCAAAACGCCCAGGTTTAATACTGGAAACACCAGTGCGCGGAAATTGTTTTTTGTTGCTTTCACCAGTGGTAGACAAGAAGGAATAGTCTCTGCGTGTGAAATCTTGACACGTACAGGAGTATCTTGATCCTGTGATAAGGAATCGCCCAGGTGTAAACCCTATCGGAGAGGGTGTAACAAATACACCATCCGGCGTTACTTGCACTGAACCTGCTTTTTTAAATGTCAGTATTCCAGTTTCTTGGTTAATTGCAATTACAACTGCTTGAACGTAGCCGTACCTAGTTTGTGTTGCAGGGTTAATAGTGTCTTTGTTTATGATGTCACCATCAACCGTAATAATACGGTCTTCAAAGATCTCTGTGTTTGCAGGTTTTAAGCCGTCGGGTTCCCCTGGAACTGGAATATAAAAAGGCGAAGGAAGTGGGTTGGTTGAGCTCCAGGTACCCGCTAGCTTCACATACCAGTTATTAGCGTCTTCTGTTACTGATTCAATGAATAGTTTTTGGGTGCTGACAAGATCAGTTAATTTATCGCACCGAACAGAACCTGCGTAACGCCAGATGGCCCAGTGCATGCCAAGGTCTTTATTGGTCGTCGGGTAACCGACAAAAGCACCTGAGACTACAGGCGATGGATTTCCACTTGTTGTGGCGTTAGGAATGTCGTAACGAAATTGGTATGTGTAGTCGTTGTTGTGTGTTGTTGCGGTTGCAAGCTCGTAGCCTCTACGCCAACGAGCCCAAGCCGATTCTCTGTTAATCGTGTAGATGGAATCAGGTACTGAACCTTTAGAGAACTCAGTCGTGATCGGTTTAACCGGCCTCGGGTCAAAGACTTCAGACCGGTTGAAATTACCAAAAGAGCTTCCACTCTTTTTGGCCATGATCAGAAGAATCCGCCTTGAGCAGTGACGTGAGCACCTGGGATGTAACCAGAGCTATTGGGTCCGTCAGGGAACACACCAACGTAAATGCGGTCGCCTCGTTCCAGGTAGATGCCCTTGTTGCGTAGAGGAGCAGTGGAACCTAAGCCAGTGGTGTTACCAGCTTGCGCAACGGGAGCTGCAAGTTGCGGCATCAGGTCGGAGCAGTCGACAGTCCCACTGTTAGCTGGAAGAGTCTTGGCAAACAGTACTTTGTAATCACCAGAGGCTGGAACAGGTACGGTCGTGCCACGGGTTTGGTAGAACACAATAGTTACCGCTGGCTGATAACCATAAGCAACACCGTTGTACGAAAAACCACTGGCGGTTCCACCTGAATAAACTAATGCGGTATTAACGCCCGTAAGAGTTGTTGCTCCTGTGTAGGTGTAATAACCGTAACCACTGCCGGGAGCAGTAGCTAAGACCCCAGTGGCAGCAACAAACACAATCTGACCACTGACAAGAGATATAACAGTACCAGAAGTCGATGCATTAACGGTGTAATCTGGGCCACGATAGAAGTCATTACGACTGATAGTAATGGAATCAACAACGCCACCACTATTGTTATCTTCTTGCAGAGCCGCGTCCATATCCACCAAGATCGATGGAGCTTGTCCGCCTTGTACAAAGAGAGTATTGGCAGTAGAACTACCAACAGTTTGAGTTGTTACCCGAACCGAATCAAATAACGGCCGGTCAATAAGCAGGGGTTGCTTGTTCGTGCTAGTACTAGATATTTGACTAAACACCCTGTCTATACTAGTTTGACAGGGGCCTCCAAAAACTTCTCTTATTCTAATGGAACAAACAACTTTTCAGTGTGCTTGTTGTGGTAAGTTTTACGAACGCCAAGGAAATACCGCAGCTTGGCATCGAAAGCGTTTGCGAGAGAGGAACTCACGTAAAACCTAAATAAAATAAAAAGCGCGGTCGAGGACAATGTTCTACTGCGCTTTTACTGATTCGTCAATTCTAACGTGGTTTAACCATATGGATTCATGTTAAGCAACATTTGAAATGGGTTCATAGCAAGAGGTTGTGCAGGCGTCAACAAAAGCTCCCCTACCAACTGTTCTTTAAACAATTCACCAAAAGATTTATCTGTTGGTTTACTGCCCTCCATTGCCGATAAGAAGCCTTGAAGGAAACCGGTAGAAGATGTTTCCTGCCCAGCAGCTGCTCCTTGAGTTTGATCAAATGCACCAAGCTTTTCATAAATTGCCCTGGCTGCTTTTTGGCGAGCTTCTGTCTTGGGGACACCTGCTCTTTCATAGTCCACAACAAAACGACGTGCTGCTTCTTCAGGTGAAACAGCACCACGTAAAGACTGCCCAGCACGTTTCTCTGGACCCTCTAACTCATGAATAAGAAAGTCAGCTTGTGCCTCAATGCTTCCAGGATCTAATTTTTTCCCCTTGGCAAAATTAATCAGATTAGTCTGCCTGCCAGCTGTCCATTGACCAACACCATATCCACCAACACCTAAAGGTGCGCCAACTTTTCCACCCTCGTTGATGCGTGGATTAAATCCAGACTCAAGCTGGAAGTTACCAAGAGCACCTGCAATTTGACCGCGAGTATAACCCGCAGCTTGCATGCGTTTGGCAATAAGAAGAGCGTTGGGATCTAATGACATGGCTGCATTAGTTTTATTCTCCTACCCAATTTGAACTTGCCTTGAGACCAGGAATAAAGACGGTTTGGAGTGCCAACGTCGTGGCCAAGTACACAAGGGTGCGTTTAACAAATTTAGGGCAGAGAATCATTGGTTTAAAGCAACAACACTGGCCCCCGTGAATCAAAGATTCGTGTCCAGTAGGTTGGGCTTACATGCTAAGCAATGCCAAAGTTTTATTTTTTAACTAGTTTAAGAAGCTCTTCAAACTTAGCAGCATCCATCACGTTAGGCTGACCAAATACAGATGTTGTTGCTGTACCAAGGGGAGCTGCACCTAAACCTGACAATTCAGATGTTGGTTTAATCGTGGAGTAAGGAGGTGGCGTCTGTGCTCCAGGGGCAAGGTTAGAGGTTACACCAAAGCCTGTGGAGTAACCAGTGCCTGTCGGTAAACCAGGAACTTGTGTCGGGAAGCCTTGCGGTGTTGGCACAAGTTGTTCGGTAATACCAAAGCCTTGTCCTGCACGCGCCATGTTACCGGCAAGAGTGCCTTGAATTGCTTCGTAGCCAGACTGTCCGGCTTTGACCTTGGCAGCAAGGGTGGGATTGGCTTTTGCCCACATCTGCATGCCAATATCTTCTGCAGACTGCACTTGTTCTGCTGTTGCACCAGGTGCTACGGCTTTTAGACGAGCAGCCTCATAGCGTTGAAGCTCGGGATCTTGTGCGGTTAACTGAGCAACACGAGATGCCTCGGATTGATATGCACGTTCAGCGGCAGCTTGTTGCCCAGGAAAGCCTGCCCCTGGGCGATAACGCTCAGCAGCAGCACCAGCCGCTAACTCAGTCCGTTTGTAATCCGTTGGTAAACCCGGCATCGGAGGACGAGCCTGAAGCCTACCAACATTAAAAGCACCTGGGGCCTGAAAAAGGCTTCCAAGAAAATTGGTAACAGGAGAAAGCTGCGCCTGGACAAAACCTAAACCAGGTTTTTGCTCCATCAATTCACCACTTGGTTGTCGCCAGCGGCGTCCTCTACCTGGAATATCAACCCATTGTCCTTGAGCCATAACTACCTCCAAACCTCATGTAAATAGATGCGAGAACCCACAGCCACTGGCTCGACGTGTTAATTCGATTCTAAATCAAGACACGCAAACTCTTTGTAAAAAAGCTTCCGCGCATCTAGAGCAGCTTTCTTGGCTTCTTCTTCATTTTTAAAATTACCAACCGTAATGCGTGTCCCATCCAAAGTGACACGTACACGATAAAAGCCAGTATCTTTTCTTTTGCAATAGCCAACAAAAATCTTGTTGTAATTATTCTCAGCCTCGCTAGCAAGTCTTAAATTTTCCCAGTGATTATCTTGGGCGTTCCTATTTCTATGCTCAACTAATAAAGAGCCGGGATCAGTGCCGGTCATTAAAATCCATGCAATTCTACTAATGTAATAACTTTTA